TCGCCTTCAGCCGGTCCAGCGTCGGATCGAGTCTCTCGAAGGCCTTCTTCGCCCCATCCGCCCCGAGCTTGACCGCGGCCATCACGCCGGCGGCCGCGAACCCGGCCGCGACCGCCAGCCCGAGGGCACCGGACATCGCGGTGAGGAGCCCTACGACGGAGACGAGGACGTTCGCGCCAGCGCCGACGGCGGCGATCTTCGTCGCGAGGGAAACGAACCCTCGGCCGACCTTGATCAGTGCCCTGTCGATCTGGTTGAGGTCCTCGTTCCCCGCCCCGAGCCGCTTCATCTGCATGCGAGCGGCGGTGATGCCGGCGTTCCACTGCTTCCGGTCGAGCTTGAGGTAGCCGACGAGCTCACCGATGTTGAGTGCCACGGGCCACCTCCTCTTCGGGTGCGAACTTGCGGGTGATGCGGGTGTCGCTGGCCAGCAGGCCGACGATGCGGACGCGCAGCCACCGCCACGAGCGCGTGGTCAGCAGCTGGTGGTCGCCGAGGTCGAGGCCGTAGGTCTCGTGCAGGTCGGCTTCCACCAGCTGCCACTCCGACAGCAGCTGACGCCAGGTCAGGCTTTTGCCCTCGGCCTGCGCGCGGGCGGTTTCGTCGACGTCGTACCAGCGGTAGAGGCCCGACGCTTCGTCGAAGTCACCGCGCCCCGTGACCCCGCGCGGCGTGCCGCCCGGTTCGGGGCCGGGGCTTCCCCCGACAGCGCACCGCTCTTGAGGGCCTCGTCGGCGGCGTCCTCGCCGATGGCGAAGTAGATGAAGCAGTACTTGTTCAGCCGCTGGATCTTCGTCCACTTCACGCCGTCGGCGAGCAGCTCATCGAGGGTGTCGCCGAGAACCATCCTCATGAGGTCGTGTTCCTCGTCGTCGTCCAGGTCGAGCTTGTCGACGTCGGCCTGCCCGACCTCGGCGCCGGACGCAGCCTTGACGCCGACGTTGGCCAGCGACGCGAGGAACAGGCCGGTTTTCGCGTCCGGCGACTCGACCCGGTAGGTCTTGCCGTCGATCGGGAAGTCGATCGCGTCGTCGTCGAGGAACGACCCGAGGTCCTTGATCGCCATCAGCTGTAGGTGTACTTCGTGAGGGCGGTGTTCGCCGAGGCGCCCGCGGTGTTGGTGACGATGACGTCGACCTGGCCGGCGGCGTGCGCCGGGACGATGGCCTCGATCAGGCCGTCGGAGATGACGTCGTAGGCGGTGGCGTTGTTGGTCGCGAACTTCACGCCGGTGGCACCCGTGACGCCGGTGAAGTTCGTGCCCTTGATCCGGCACAGCGAGCCGCCGGCGGCCAGACCGGTCGCCGGGGTGAGCAGCGTGATGACCGGGATCACGGCGCCGGTGTTCGGGTGCGTGATCAGGCTCAGCTGGCCCTGCCCGTCGAGGGTGACGGAGACGAGGTTGAGGTCTTCCATCTTGCCGCCGTCGGGCGACCAGGTGACCGAGCCCCACCCTTCGTAGGCCTCGACGCGGGGCCCGTTGTCCTGCATCTCGTAGTAGCGGATGTGCACCGAGTTGTCGGGGCCCATCTTCCCGAAGCTCTTGGTGCGCAGGAATTCCTGCCCGACGTCGTAGGCGGTGCCGTCGGCGACGAGGACCTTGCGGGCGATCTTCGCCTCGACCGACCAGGCCTCGGCGGTCTTGGTCTTGGACTGGAAGCCCTTGCTGTCGAAATCCGAGTCGTCCTGCTTCGTCGGCTCCAGCGCGGGCTTGAACTCCATCATGCCCATCACGGGCACCCAGTTGGGCGTGGTCGTGGATCCGGCGGTGTCGACGTCGAGGTACCACTGCCGCATCGTGGTCGATGCGCCCAGCGGGGTGCGGGTGGGAACGGGCATGATCGCTTCTCCTATGTGCGGTAGGTCGAGGGCCGGTGGACGGTCAGGTAGTAGTTCTCCGAGCGCTCCCACCGGTTGCTGTCGTCCCGGCCGAGCGGGGCGCCGGACTGGTGCAGGGCCTGCACGACGTGGACCGTCCCGGCCTGTAAGGCGGTGCGGCCGTGCAGCAGGCCGAACACGGTCCCGGCGACGTCCTCGACGTCGTGCGGGTCGGCGCCGCCGCGGCAGCGGACCTGTAGCCCGATCACCGAGTCCGAAAGGGACGCGTCGTCGGTCACCGTGTACGTGGTGAGCACGATCGCCCGGTCGGGGGTCTGCGGCATCGCGCCGAACACGATCGCCGTCTCGCCCGCGGCGTAGGCACCAGCGGCCCGGTAGGTGCCGGCGCCGCCGTCGGCGAGGACCTGCGCCAGGCCGTTGAGGAGGTCGCCGGTGAAGCTCACGTGCCGATCCTTCGACGGATCGCCGCGGCGATGATCTCGCCGATGGTGCCGGCCTCTTCGTTTGCGGGGTCCTCGAGGTACTTCGCCGTGCGGCCGGGCGCGTGCTTCCAGGTGAGCTCTTCGTGCTGCCGGCAGGCGTAGACGGTGTCGTAGGACACCGCCGCGGTCAGCGACGACCGGTCGGCCGACGCGACCCCGCTGCGTTCGAGGGTGCCTTCCTCGAGCGGCACCCGCGTGCGGGAGACCTGCAGCAGGTGCTCGGCGCCCTGCTGCAGCCCCTTGAACGCGGACTCCTCGACGATGAGGCCGACCTTTTCGCCGTGCCAGTCGAGATCCCAGGTGAGGCTCACGTGCAGTTCACCTCCACGTGCGAGGGGACGGGGTGCCGGCCGCCGTCGCGGTCGGCCACGGTGATGACGGTCGCGATCCGGGTGCCGAGGTCCACTCGGGACTGCGGCGGCGCGACCGTGCCAGGCAGGCAGTAGAGCGTCGTCTCGGAGACGACCTGCTCGCCGTTCGGTGCACGGACCAGGCGCCGCTTGTCCTCCCGGAAGCACCGCACCACCGTGGCCGTCCCGTACACGGGCCCGTTCGCGCCTGCGCCCGCGAACGGCTCGACGGCGATCTGGTGCTGCAGCAGCCACTTCGGGAGCTTCACCACCAGCCCTCCCACGGGTAGGAGCCCACGATGGCCCCGGCGAGCACGCCGGCGTCGCGGAGAATGGTGTCGGCGGCCGGCGCGAGCCGCTGCTGCCCGCCCGACGCCCCGGAGCCATTGCTGCCGCCACGGGAGAGCGACACCGACCCGATGCTGACCGAGGTGTACTGCCCCTGGACGCCCTGCTCGTCGCCGGTCTCGGCCCACCAGTACACCTGGGCGCAGGTGGCCAGCCGGAACGCCTCCCGAACGTCGGTGTTGCTCGGGTAGTCGTCGGTGTCGACGTCGTAGATCGCGGTCTTGGTGGCACGCCTGATTTCCCTCGACGCCGAGGCGAGCAGCCGCGTCAGCTCGGCGTCGCTGCTGGACAGCGTGACGTCTTCGGGCTTGTTCCCGGCAAGGTCGCCGAGGGTGGCGTAGACGAGGGCCATCGGGTGTGTTCACCTCCTCCAGGGGGGTTGAGCGGGGCCCGGTCTCCCGTCCGGGCCCCGCTCGGTCAGCTGGCGACGACGAGCGGCGCGAAGGACTGCACGGTCGGGGTCGCGATCGTGGCCGGCGCGGTGGTGGTGAGCGCGGAACCGCTGGACTGCGCCAGGTTCCGCTCACCGCTGAGGATCGGCTTCGGCACCAGGCAGCCCAGCAGTGACGGCACGGCGGTGGCCTTGACCATCGCGGCCGCCCAGTAGACGCCGGTCTTCGGGACCGTGTACGGCGCCGACAGAGCCAGGGTCTTGGCGGTGAACGCCGCCCACGCCGCGGTCAGCTGGTCGGCGGTCTGTGCGATCAGCGCCGGCGTGGCCTGCGTGTCGTACAGCGCGAACCACCAGTTCGTCGGCGTGCCCGCCGCCGTCTGGCCACTGTGGAACGTCAGGTTGGTGACGACGTCGCCCGCGGTCAGGAACAGCGGCACCGAGGTCATCACCTGGGTGACGAGCGGCACCGACCCGGCGTCGCCGCCGGAGTCCACCATCGTCCCGATCCGGGGCATGTTCGACCGGCCGAAGGCGCCGTTCGAGGGCTGCGCGGGGTTGAAGTAGCCGAGGGCGTCGCGGACGATGCCCTGGAACTGGCCGAGCTGGCTCATGCCTTCGGTCCTTCCTGGATCTTCGCGGCCAGCTCCTTGAGCTGGTCACGCTTGAGGTCCTTCACCTGGTCCTCGGTCGCGCCGATGGCCAGGCAGTGGGCCCGCCAGTCGGCCTCGGACGCGTTGCCTGCCGGCGCGACCTTCGGGTCGTCGGCGAACGTCAGCTCCGGGGCGGGCGGCTCTTCCGGCTCTGCCGGGGTCTCGTCGAGCTCCTCGACGATGTAGCCCTGGGAGCGGAAGTACGCGAGCGGGCCATCACCGACCGGGCCCTTGTAGACGCCCTTGGCGAAGTGGCAGCCGCCGACCTCGCCGGTGAAATCCAGGACGGGGGTCGAGATCCGGTACTTGGTCACTGGACCTTCACCCCCCGCAGGACCGCGCACGCCTTGGTGTTCTTCAGCACCGAGGCGACGGGACCCATTTCGGCCTCGCCGGTCTTGACGGCACCGGCGACGGAGTAGTCGGGCATCCAGGTCTGCACGATCTGGTGCCCGGCCACGGAGGCGCCGTGGAAGGCGTCGAGGCCGAAGCTGGCGGCGTAGAGGTCGGTGGTGCCGCCGGCGGCGATCGGGACGATCGGCGAGGCGCCGTCCTCGCGGTCGCCGAGGTCGACCAGCACCCAGTCGCCGTAGCGCTCGATGGTCCGGCCGAGGTCGTCCTTCTCGCTTGTGTAGAGCGTCGCCCAGCGCGCGAGGGCCTTGAAGCGGGTGATGCTCTTGGTGTTGCCGAGGATCGCCTTCACGCCGGGCGGAACCGCACCGGGTGCGCCCTGGTCGCCGCCGCCGGTGTGCGAGGGGACCACGGTGGACAGCCAGTCGTCGACCTCGTCGATCCGCTTGTTCGCCGACACCTGGTCCACCAGCCCGGTCGGAGACCAGTCGGCCGAGCCCGCCATGTAGCCCGCGGTTTTCTCGGTGCTGGTGCCGGTGAGGGCCTTGGACAGACCGTCGAAGCCGTTCGCGTCGACGGCGGTGTCACCCAGGATCAGCTCCCGGTTGAACCGGATGCGAATGCTCACGAGCAGCTGCTGCAGCTGGAACGTAGTCTCGTTCGTCGCGGCCTGGCCGAGGTTGGCCAGCACACGGTCAATCGAGAACGCACCACCCAGCGGCTTCAGGTCCGCGGTGAACCGCGCACGAGTCGCCTGGGCGGGCGCGTACTCGCTGTTGATCGCGCGGAACCCTGCCGGCGCCGCCGCGGTGAGCCGCGTGTAGCCGTAGGTCAGCGTGCCGCCACCGGTGCCCGGCGTGACCGTGTCGTCGAAGACGATCTGGTCGAAGAGCCAGCTGTAGCGGCGCAGGTTGTCGATGACGGCGTAGTCGACGTCGTTCTGGACGTTGACCTGCGCCTGGGCAAGGGTGACGGGCATCAGGTGCTCCTAGAACTACTTGCCGCCGAAGTGCTTGGACACTGCGGCGGTCAGGGACTTGGGTCGGGTGGTCGGGGTGCCGGTGCCGCCCGGGTGGTCACCGCCGGACCGCGTCGCCGTGGTGGCGCCCGCGGCCTTGTGCTTCGGGTGCTTGTCGATCCACACGGTGATGTGGGCCTGCAGCTTCGTCCGGAACTCCGCGGACTTCGGGTCGAGCCCGATGAAGTCCTCGCTGACGACGCTTTCGATGAAGGACGCCGAGTCGAGAAGAGCGTCCGCGTCCGCTCCGGCCGTGCCCGCGACCCGGAGGATTGCGTTCTCGGCCGCGGTCTCCCACGCGATGGCCTGCTGCTGCGTGACCTCGGCCGCCAGGGCCTGCGGGTCGGGCGGCACGTCCGAGCCATCGGGGTTCTTGCCGAGAGCCTTGAGCACCGCGTTGAGCTGCTCCTGGGCCGCCTGGGCCTGCTGCGTGCTCGTCGTGTTGTTGGTGCGGTGCTTCGCGTTCTCCTTGCGGAGATCGTCGATGATGCTCTTGGCCTTCTCGAGCGTCATCTCGTCCGCGGGCTGCGGCGTGGCCGGCGCCTGGCCGGTCGTCTGCTGCTGTGCGGGCGATGTTGCGGGCGGCTGGGTCCCCTGCGGCGCCTGGCCGCCGGTCCCCGCGTCAGCCGGGGTGCCTGACCCCGTCGACGTGTCTGCCATGATCGTACGTCCTTCCTGGACGGTCTACTCGGAACCCTTGGATTTCGCCTTCGCGGCGGCGAGTCGCCCGAACTTCTTGGGGCCGTACTTCTTCCGACCGATCGACGCCGCGAGCGCCTTCGGGTCCTTGGCGCCCTTCCCCGCCAGCTGGGCGGTGAGCCTCTTGAACCGGGCACCGCTGCCCAGCTTCGGTGTGGTGGCCATGGAGGTGTTCTCCTGCTCGTCTCGGGTGCGGGCGGACATGTAGCCGTTCGACCAGCCGTCGTAGTGGGTCGCGAACTCGGCCGGGCTGCGGCCCTTGTCCTGCCAGGACTGCGCGACCGACCTCAGCAGGAGATCGGGCTGGAGCTCGCCAGCGTCGGTCACGGTGACCGAGCCGACCGGGTCGCCGTCGGCGGTGCTGAAGTCGACGATCTTCACTTGCCCTCCAGCAGGTCGAGGCGGGACAGCATGAACGCGTGCCACTTCTGTTCCTCGGGTGAGCTGAACTCGCCGCGCAGCGCCTCGATCGAGCCGCGGATCTTCTTCAGCTCCGCTGGCGTCCACCGCGGTTTTGCCGAGGTGAAGTTGTCGAGGTCGTCCCGCTGCGGGCGGATCCACTGCTCGACGAACGGCGAGCGCGGCACGTTCTTCTGGTCTGCGAACTCCGCGCTGCCGTGGTCGATCGGGATCACCGATTTGCCGTCCGGCGACACCAGCCAGTTCAGCTCGTGGCGGTCGTCGTTGTTCGTGATCCAGTCGAGCATCGCGATTTCGCGGCCGTTGCTCAGCTGGGTCTGGCGTTTGACCTCGGCGTCGAGCGCCTCCTGGCGGCCGTCCTCGGTGTGCACCTTCCCGATGACCCGCCGCATCTCCACAGCGCCGGCGTCGCCCTTGACGAACGCCGCGACCGTCTCCCGGTCCCCGGTCTGCGCGACCGTGACTTCCTTGATCCCGAGGGCGTTGGCGACGCGGCCGGAGAGATATTCGGCGCGGGTGTCGCGCGGGGTCTGCGTCTTCCGGACGGCGATCTGTCCATTGGAGAGCTTCATCTTCTCGACCTTGTCGGCCGAGACACCGCCGCCGAGCTCCTTGCCGGGGGTGTGGCCGCCCTCGTAAGCCTTGCGGAGGTCGTCGATCTCCTTCTGCCCTGCCGGCTGCTGCTCGGCCTTCGCGGTGAGCTTGGCGTGCCGTTCGCCGGTGCCGAGGCTCTTCGCGTGCTTCTGGGCAGGGAGCGTGCCCTTGAAGCCGCCGCGGTCGGACTCCTCGAGCTTGCCGGCGAACCGGCCGCGGCTGTGCGGCTTGTCGGCCGCGAGCGTGCCGGAGATACGGCCGTGGCCTTCGTCTCCCATGTGGGCGAACGCGGCCTTTTGCGCAGCACGAGGCAGCTTGAGGAAGTTGCTCATGTCCCCTCGTTCCGAGTCGTGCTCAGCGGGCGGTGCCGATCCGCTCGCGGTGGGGCTGGCGGAACAGCGTGGTGGGTGCGGTCTTGAGGTGCTCGCGGATCTCGGCCTGCGCCGCGCGGACGTCGGCCTCGAACTGCTTCTTCGCCTGGGGGTCGAGCGCGCC